TACGCCGTGTTTTCTATATGACGGATCAACCCATATACCTCTGCTTCTATATTGTGCGTCTGTAGTACGATGTCCGCTATTCACACCTACTAATTTATTATCTATGTATGTTCCCCAAAATATAGGCGTGTATTCAAATATACTCATATCGTATTGATTAGGATTATTTTCAAATGGCCACGTCATAGCACTATGTGGTTCTATGGCACTTACTCTTTTAGGCCATAGTTCTGCTTTCCATATTGTACAAATTTCGTCAAATGTTATTTTTGTTGTTATCACAGTAGTATTTATTTTTTACAGTCAAAAAAATAGGCTGTTCCCAGCCTACTTTTTATATTAATATTCTATTTACTTTAATTGGAAGTTACCAAATGCGGCTTGCATTCCTTTAACATAATCAATTTCTTCTGTATCACTACCGTCTACAACAAAGTACGACTCTTTGGCATCGTCTCTCATATCGTCTGTAATTTCAGATCCTGTAAAGAAACTATAACTAAAGTGTCTGTTATATTCAGTGTTATCGCTCTTGGTTGCTGTTAAAATAAAGTTATATGTCTTATCTTCTGTTATGGTTGCTGTTACACTTGTATTGGCAGTTAATGCCCAACCATCACTGGCATTACCTGTAATTTGTAATGCTGGTGGTAAAGCGGCAAAGTCTGAACTAGCAATGCCTGTAACTGTATTTGCTACATCTAAAGAAAGATTAACTGAACCTGCGCCACTGATTAGTGTTTCGCCTAATGAGCCTGCGTTAGTATTCCAAACTGTTGCGTAATATTCGTTTTCTAAATAAACAATGTTATTTGGAGTTGTGCTATATAAAGTTGGATCCTGGAATAACATACCTGTTAGTGATTGTGATATTACAAAGTCTTTAACTTCATTTGATCTATGTCCTTCATTTCTTTGAATTGCTACAGCGGCAATACCGCCTACTATTGCTGTTGAACAACTAGTACCTGACGCACTTACTACAAGATTGGCTTCTGCTACGCCATCATATCCGCCACCTTCGTTTCTATTGTGGATTGTTGCTACATTAACTCCAACACCTGGAGCAAATACATCAACTTCTTCACCACCATTTGTTTGTAAGCCTGTGCCTTGTTCAACTACTGTACCAGCATCATTTGAGAAAGTTGGAACGTTATCTGAGGCATCACTTGCCCCTACTGTTAATATACTGTTAAGTCCACCTGGTGAAAAATTATCAACATCGCCACCGGCATTACCTGCCGCGGCAACTATTGTAAAACGTCTTTTCCACATGTAAGTAACTAGTCTATCTAGTGCTTCTGATTTAGGAAAAGTAAATGCCATAACTATAACTGCTGTTCTGTAAGTACCATTAGTGTCTAATGCTGAATGCTGATTTCTGTGAGTCATAATTGAGTTTAAGCCGTGTGCTACTGCTGAAATATCAGCAGATCCGTCTGCGCCACTAACTTTTGCTACACCAAGTTTGGCATGTCTGGCAACACCTAGTGTTTCGCCTACTACTAAACTTGCCATTGCTGTTCCGTGTCCGTGATCATCTGCTACAGTAAATAATGTTGTATCATTGCCAGCGGCCATGTAGTCGTTAAAAGACCCATGTTCTGGATTATGAACTCTTTGTACTATAGCATTTTCAAATTCTGGGTGATCTACATCACATCCACTATCTACTACATATACTGTTGCGTTATCACCTTCAAAGACAGGATCGAATGTTGTTCTAAGAGGAAGATTTCTTGTAACTACTCGTTGTTTATGCCATTCAGTTGTGCTTTCGCTGATAGCAAGAGTTGATACATTTGAACCTGCTCCTACTAATTCTGTTGCTATTACATTTGCTATGCCGGTGATAGAACCGATACTAGCATCGTCTATAGTTAATTCGTAAAATCCAGCATCAATGTGCGGAAACGTATTAACAATAGTCGCGCCTGCGTCTACTAGTTGTTGTTTTTGTATTACTGGGTCAAAGTCAGCGGTTGCAAAATCGTCATCGATTATGTGATTTTTCATTGATACAAAATAGTTTTTGTCTGCCATATTATTCTTCCTTCAATATATAATTTACGATCTGGCTTGCTTCATTGTCAAAAACTGTAACCGATCGGGACATTGTTTCTCTAAAATACTTGTCAAACTCTTGGAGTAACATGTCTTTACCTAAGTATTTATCTGAATAGAACTTTTTGATACCCTCAAAGCCAGTATATTTAGTTCTAGGTAAAGCGAACAAGTTGTTTGGTGTGTATATGTGATTTACTTTAAAGTTGTATTTATCTTTTTTAAATGATCTAAAGTTTTTAGGATTATCTACTTGGTTAAAGCCATGTGCCATTATACCGTCTCGGTATTGCCACACATTATAATCCAATAATTCTGTGAATGTGACTGCTGTATGATTAATCATATTATTAGTAAATGTTAACGCCATGTCAGTAGTACAATTATAAAAATCTGAGATAGAGTTATCGTTGCGTTTATTTAACACTTTATCAAATACCCATAATGATGTAGGCTTTGTCATAAAATCTATATCGTTAAGCAAGTCGTTATTATAACTAAAATCACTTAAAACAGATTCTAGGTCTGTGGAGTATTTCCTAGCATTATACAATAAGTTTGTAAATATTTTTTGATGTCCAGAGTATAATATGTTGCCGTCAATCTGATCAAACGCATACAAAATAGGCGAAAATTGTGGACTTACACATTGATATTCACGAGCATATTTCATACACTTACCTGAATTAAAAAAATCTATTATATCAATATCAATTATAGTCGGGGTTATGTTTTGTTTCTTACAATAGTCAAATGCGTATTTTATATCATAATCATTTAGCACTTTATCTTGATGTGTGTATGTTACAATTATAGGTGTGAATCTGATATTACCTTTTATTAGTATGTTGGCAATATTTTCGCTATCAATACCACCACTTAGAAATAAATTATAATTGTTTTCTTGTAAATATTCTCGTAGATGTAACTCGACATAGTCTACTACATTGTTTTCGATGTTGGGATTAGTGGGTATAGTTGTAGTTGTATATGGTAGCGAAATATCTGCTGTTAGATGCGACAGTCGTTCACCAAAAGGATTTTGTCTAAATTGAGAAATTAATTGTCCACGAAAGTCATACGCATTTTTAATTTCTAGGTCTTGTGTAATTGGAGTAGAGTATAACTTTGATTCTTTAGTTATGCCTACTGTGGCTGTTGGAATCATCCAATATTAACTCTGACTGCTCCACCTGTTAGTTCATGGCCGCATGTAGCAGGATCACCTGCTCTTGCCGCCGGCTTGCCGTCTATTGTGACTTTATCAGAGCCTGTTGCTATTGTAACTTTGGCGTGTGGTGACTTACCATGTGCTTGTATAGGGTCGCCTTCACGGGCGGCGGCCATACCTTCAATCTTGACTCGTTCAGTTCCCTCCATAACAGGGCCTCCTGCGATTGACATACTTTTTGTGGCGGCTATTGGCATAATAGTATTTATGCCTTTGCTAGGGTTATTCCGGTAGTGCCTTCGATGTACTGATCAGCAAGATCTTTTAATGTGTCCATAGTACAAAATACTTGTTCGATAGAAATAGTAATTGGCTTGGCGGCATCTGCACTAAATAACCATGGCATTAGTCCTAGTCCTTGTGGAGTAATACTTACAGCCATTGGTTTTTCAAACGTAATACCTTTATCGTCTTGACTAACAAAACGTGTAATAATTTCAGTATCGCTGATTAATTTAATAGTGACAATATCGCCTTTGGCGTGTGGTTTTTGTATTAACATGTGTTTCCTCTGTGTATGTGAATATTTATATTAAAGTGAGAATCCGCTAAAGGATTCTTTGTCGACGTCTTGCTTTGTACCACCAATAACATAACTGCTAATTTCAGTTTCTTGTGGTGCTACTTGCACTTCACCACCTGTGATCCATGCCTGAGTCCATGGTAATGGATTTGTACCAGTGTTAAATATTTTTTCTTGTCCTACGGCGTGCATCCTTTTGCCAGCAATAAATTCTACATACTGTTTAAGCAGTTCTGCGTTTAGTCCAATAATGCTACCGTCTTTGAATAAGTAATCTGCCCAATTCTTTTCTTGCTCTACAGCATCTAAAAATAGTTTTGTACAATCGTCATATGTCTCTTCGCGAATCTTCTCAAAGTCTTTGTCTTCACGTGGTAAAAGTTTCAGCATTTGTTGTGTACTTGCTAAGTGAACGTTTTCATCTCTAGCAATCAGTTTGATAATTTTAGCATTACCCTCCATTTTCTTAAGTTCAGCAAATGCCCAACTACAAGCAAAGGATACATAAAAACGTACACCTTCTAATATGTTTACACTCATCAAGCACATCCAAATACGTTTTTTGTGTTCGTATTCGTTGTACTTAGCACTACCTGAATCCCTTAATCTGTTATATTCAATTAACGAATTATAATATTCTGTAATACTGTCTGAGCAGTCTACAATCTCGTTTACGCTCATCATCTCATCAAAAACTTTGCTCGGGTCAGGATATACGTTTCTTATGATATGTGTATAACTTTTACTGTGAATAGTTTCACTGAATGCCCATGTCTCGATCCAGGTTTCTAATTCTGGTAGACTTACTATAGGCAAGAAAGCAAGATTAGGTGAACGACCTTGTACACTATCAAGTAGTATTTGTCGCTTCAAGTTGCTGGTAAAGATATGTTGTTCAAAGTCTGTTAAGTCTTTAAAGTCTTTGCTATCTTTGGTAATGTCGACTTCTTCTGGTCTCCAAAAGAACCCTAATTGTTTTTCTGTAAGTTTATCAAACTGTCTATATTTAAGAACATCAAATCGCTGAATGCCCATGTCGCCTGATAAAAACATTTTACTCTTGTCAGTATATTTTGATTTAGTATTAAGTACGCTCATTTATATTTTACAACTCTCACAGTCTTCGTCATCGATCTCCCCCAATGGTAGATCTTCTAGTTTATCATCTTTGTTAATGTCAATCTCACCTTGTCCGTCATATGTATTATTATAGTATAACTGTTTACCACCATACTTATAAAACATTAAGAGATCCTGAATCAGTACGCTCATTGGTACTTTTTCATCTTCGTAGTGTTCTGGATTGTATGATGTATTTACCGAAATACCTTGATCTATGTACTTCTGTAATATAGCCATAATCTTTAAGTAGCCTTGTGGTGACTTTTGATCCCACAATAGATCATACTTGTTTTTATAGTACGGAAAGCCTGGTACAACTTGTTTTAGTACACCGTGTTTACTTTGCTTGATACTAATGTATCCACGCGGTGGCTCGATTCCATTCGTGCTGTTACTTATCTGTGCAGACGTTTCTGCTGGCATTAATGCCATTAATGTACTGTTTCTAATACCGTGCTCTTTAAGATTCTTTCTTAGTTCTTTCCAGTTTTGTCTTTCTTTATGTTTGACTAATTCATCAACTTCTTTTTTATATGTTTGGTTAGGCGTAATACCGTGTCCGTATTTTGTTTCCATAGTCTTAGGACAAGCACCTTTTTCCATTGCTAGTTTGTTACTGGCTTTGATTAAACTGTAACTCCATGCTTCTGCCCACTCATCAATTAATTCTAAGTTTGGCTCTTGATATGTCATGTCGTGTTTGACCATCCAATAAGCAAAGTTAATAATACCTATACCAAGAGGGCGTCTATTCATTGTGCTAAGTTCTGCCGCTAACACAGGATATTGCTGATAGTCTAATAATTCATCTAGGCCTCTCACTGCTAACTTACATACTTTAGCCATCTCATCGAAGTCTTTAATAATACCCCAGTTTACAGCACTTAATGTACATAAACTAATTTCGCCTTCTTCATCATTAATATGAGTAAGTGGTTTAGTTGGTAAATTAATTTCACAACATAAATTACTTTGTCTAATAGGTGCTACCTCTTCTACAAATGCTCCATGTGTATTAGCATGATCAACATTCATTAAGTATATTCTACCTGTGTCTTTTCTTTCTTGTACAAAGTTACTAAACAGTTCAATAGCAGGAATAGTTTTCTTGCGAATAGATGTCTTTCGTTCTGCTTGTTCGTATAACTCTTTAAACTTGTCTTGGTCTACAAAGAATGAATCGTATAACCCTGGTACATCTTTAGGTGAGAACAACGTAATGTTACCGCCTGTAATAAGTCTTTCGTACATCAGTTTGTTAAACTGTACACCATAATCCATATGACGTACTCTGTTATCTTCTGTGCCTTTGTTGTTCTTTAATACTAATAAATCTTCAACTTCTAAATGCCAAATAGGATAGTATAGTGTTGCCGCACCACCACGTACTCCACCTTGTGAGCATGACTTAACTGCTGATTGGAATAGTTTGTAGAAAGGAATCACTCCTGTGTGAGTTGCGTCTCCACTCCTAATAGGTGAACCAATTGCTCTAATGTTACCGGCACCTATGCCTATGCCTGCCTTTTGACTTACATACTTAACTACAGCACTAGACGTTGCGTTAATGCTATCCAAACTGTCATCAGTTTCAATAAGCACACAACTACTAAATTGTCTCTGTGGTGTCCTTACACCTGCCATAACTGGCGTAGGCAAGGAAATTTTAAATGTGCTGATAGCATCGTAGTATGATTTAACATACGCCATTCTTTTCTTAGGGTGATACTTGCCGAACAATGTAGCCGCTATCATCATGTATGCTACTTGTGGTGTTTCGTATATCTGCCCTGTTGCTCTGTTCTGTACAAGATACTTACCACGGAACTGTTCCATAGCGGCATACGTTAGATCTTCGTCTCGTTCATGATGTATATAGGACTGGAGTTGATTAATCTCATCTTTGGAGTATAGTTTTGTAAATTCAGAGTCGTAAAAGCCATCGTCTATATTTTTCTGTACAATGTCACATAAGCACGGTGGTTCAAAACTATCGTATACCATTTTGCGTAGGTGATAGTTAATCAGTCTACCTGCTACATATTGATAGTTTGGTGTTTCCTCAGATATTAAATCTGCTGTGCTTTTTATTAATGTTTCTTGTATATCTACTGACGATATGCCATCATAGAATTGAATTTGGCTGTTTATTTCGACTTGCGAAGCACTTACACCTGTTAAGTTCTCCGTTGAATACATCACAACTTTATGCAGTTTGTTAATGTCTAAGTCTTCTTTGTGTCCATTACGTTTGGTTACTTTCATCGTTTAATTTTGTCTAGTTTGTTATGTTTAATCTTTTCTAATACTCGTATGTAATTATCTAAATCTTCTCTTTTTACAGTTTGATTCGGTAAAATGTTATAGTAACATACTCCGTCTGAAAAAGCAAGTCCTACTTGGCCAAATTCAAAATTATCTGCTACAAACCAAGTAACAGTTTCAGGATCTAAATATCCTGTGTGTACAAGGGTATCATGTAGTAGTAATGCTTTACCACTATGGCAAAACATTGAATCACTTATTATTTGCCAACATAACGGCCAATCCGTTGGTGTATAAAAATCAAATCCACGTTCGGTTGTCTTTATACTGCCTATAAAACTAATAATTTGATTTAGATCTAGGTCTTGCTTTTTGAAATTACGCCAAACTGTTATTCGCTTTTGCGAGTTGACTATTGTGTCAAGCAATTATCCCAACCATTTTCTAACAAGATATTTAATGGTAGCCGCTCTATTGCCGCCCGATGCTAGTGTATTGGTTGCTTTAACTTCAATTGTGCCTGAGTTCATACTTGCTGTAAAGTCTACTGTGCCTGTAAAGTTGTTATCTATGACAACACCGTTATCAACTAATGCCGCGTCTGCCAAACCTGTGTCGCCTGTAACTTGTAATGTACCTGTTCTACTATAGCCGTCACTGGCACTTGCGCCAACCGCCTTCACTGAGTATTCAATAATTGCTGAGTCGTAAACTGTTGCTTCGAATGTATCAACTACTTTGCCTACTTCACCGGCAGTAAGTGATACTGTTTGAGCAGTATATCCTGAGTCTGCTGAACCACTAAGTAGTAGGTCATAATCGTCGTTTGTTAATAATCTTTGGTTTGATTTTACATTGGTCAGTCCGGTTACATCGGCATCGGCGTTAGCAAAATATAATCTATTTGATATATAAGAAAAGTTTTCTGCTTCTTTGTTACCTGTAAATGTAACTGATAATGCGTCGGAAGATGCTGTAACATTAGCATAATTTTCTATGTTAGTAGCACCTGAGTTATACTTTGTGCCTTTAATTTGTGCCGAAGTAAACATATTAAAACTTGTACTTGCTATTGCGTTACTTACCCATGCTTCTAGTTTGCCTTTAATGGAATCTATTGCTTTTGTACGGTTACCTGTAGCAATATTTAAGTCACTGTCTATTGCTGTTACGTTAAACTCTGATCCATCTGTTGAACATAATGTCCATGAAGTGTCAGTTTCCGCAGACGCTTTTAGCCATGTATTACTTGAGGCATTATTAATTGCTGTTATAACACTTGTTAGTGTAGTATAACTTGATAATGCTATATCTAGATTAGTACCAGCACTTCTAGTTGCTGTAATATTGCCTGTTAGTGTTAAACCTGATGGTGATGTAACTGTACCACTATATGCTACTACTTCTAAATGCTTATCTTCTAAGCCAATAAATGCTGTTCCTGTAACGTGGTCTGCTAAGATATAGGCGTTACTTAATTTTCTTGTATCTGGTATATTAGTACCAGTAAAATATTGCTGATAAAAGCCTTGTACATCAGTACTGCCTATAGTGCTGTCTGATGACGAGTCAACAATAGCAGAAATGATGTCAGCATTATTATAATAAGTAACAGTAAAATCGTCACTGCCTGTCGGCTGTGTACCAAATACTATTGTATGATTTGCTGTTTTGGAGTTTGTATCTGATGAAATAATAAATTCACTTGATAGTAAATTTGCTGTTGTCCTAGTTGCGTTTGTAGTAAGCAATGTTCCGTTTTTAGTAACTGTTACATCAGTACTTTGGAAAAATGCGTTATCAAAAATATTAACAATATTTGTTGCGCCTACGTTAGTACCAAATACTGTTTTACCATGCGTTTGGTTACTAGCACTACTTGGTGTATAAATGCTACTATTGGATGTTCCATCGAATGTTCCAGGAGATAAACGTTTGCTAGGCAGTATTAATCTAATAAAATTGTTATTTAAATACCCATTGGTATAACTATATCCGCCTACAATATTATTAATATTAACAGCATTAGCATTCTGTTTAGTAATTCCTATAGCAGGATCTAAACCTATGAATACTTCTTTGCTGTCTGATGCTAATCCAATTTCGCCAGGGCGAAGTGGTTGAGGCAAATCTACGCGATTTCCTCTACGTTGTTGCATTCTAGATATGATTATTTTATTTTCGTCTGCCAAGTTTACTCTCCGATATAGAAGTATTTATCTCTTTTGTACTTTAGTAGTTAAGAAAGTTTTTCCAGCACATTTAGGTACCACAGTCTATGTCTACCATATAAGATACTATCAGTATGTCGCTCTAATGATGTTGGAAAGTCTCCGCCAATTCTGTCGTACGCAACATATTTAGTTGGTTGATTACTAAATTCTTCTCTACCTGCTGTGTATTCTAGTAGATTTGTTTTGGTATCTATATGCTTATGACCTCTTATATACTTGCCCCATGTTTTTATACGTGAGTTGTTAATAGTCAAGTAGTCATCTAGCACGTCATTATCTATACTGTAATTATTTTTTACATAATCAACAACAATATCTTGTATTTTTTCTATACTTTGATGATAATGAGTAAGCATACCTAAATGATGAGGCAACTGCCAACTATATACTTTTAATTCATCGCCGACTGTGACGTCATAAAATCCTGTCTTATGCCATTTTTTTAATTCTGTTTTTAGATCTTCGTTCCACATACTGTACTCTTTGTCAGCAAATATTCTATCAAACAACTCGTCATAGAACACATGATATTTCACATTGTGTTTCTTATATAGATAGATTGCTATCAGGTCTGTTATACCGTAACTGTGAAGACCTATTAGTTTCCATGTGTAAGCAAAACTGTCAATTAGTTGATCCTGTGACATGGTGTTAGTGCTTTTTAATACTTCAACACCCTCTGCTGTATTCTTTTGAATGTCTTCAAAGTCTGTAGTATCATTAAACATGTCGTATGCTGTAAATGTTTTAATACCGTATTTTTCAATATCAGCACTAATAGGCGCATTTTCAATCATGTTTAAAAAGTAAATGTCTAAGCCATTATGTAAATCATATTCTAATATATCGCTTAATGTAGTCTTCCATGTTTCATAAGATTCGCCGGGCAAGCCAAGTATGAGTTCTGTGCTTACTGGTATTTCTTCTTTCCTAGCATGTTCTGTAATTTCGCGAACATTGTTAATAGCCATGTTCTTGCGTTCAATGTTTTCTAATACTTGCTGATTTGTTGTTTGTAGGCTAAGTGTAAAACTTGTTGACACTCCACCTTCCTTAAACTTTTTAATCATACCAAACACTTGGGCGTTGCCATTCTTTGCCCAACTCGTTGTTATTTTCTGTGGGAAGCCAGTTAGTTGATTTTGTTCAATCATTTTGTCAACAATTAAGCCATCGCGGTCTTTGAAAATGCCAAAGTTAGCAGATGTCATTGTTATAAAATCCATACCATGTTTACTAAACCATTCTATCTCGGCAAACACTCTGTCTAATTCAAACTTGTATACTTTACTATTTGTTAGTCCACCCCAGTCACAAAATGTACACTTATAAGGACACCCTCTATCTGTTTCTAGTGTTGGATTCCACAATACTTCAGGATGTTCTGCCATTAAACTATCAAACACACCATCTAGATATGGACTAGGCAGTTTCATATCTTTGATACGTTCTGCTCTTACAATCTTATCTACTTTTTTATTTTCTAAATAATCGAGTAATATTTTCTCAACTACATGCTCGCCTTCGCCTACACACATACTATCTACATACGGGTGATCATTAAAAAAGTTTGGGTCGGTATGTGGTAGTTGTGGACCACCAAATAGGATAATAGCCTCGGGGTTATATTCTTTTACTTCCTTTGCTAACTGTAAACAATACTTGTAGTTCCATACATACACACTAAAAAATATTAGTTTGCTATCTTTTACTCTTTGAAAATTGTCATCATACGGATGGCGCCTGTAAACAAAATATTCTACATTAAAATTGTCTGCTACTTTTTTATTTTGTCTTGCGTAGGCCCAAAGGATACCCGAAGTATAGGGTAGATAAAATGCGTTAAGGTGTGTAGGACCAGTTTGAAAGTTTGGTTGTACAAAACTGATCGGCGTGGTTGACATAGTTATTATCCATTATGTTTAGCAAAGTAGTCGGCAAGCCTTTCTGCCCACTTCTTAGAATACTTATCAAATTCATCACCTTCTATGGAGAATTCTTTAAACTTTGACTCTCTGTCTACCATCAGGATAACAACCTTTTTGATATCAGTGTCAAACATTTCATTATGTGCTAACGCATACGCACACCCTTGTAAAAAATAATCTTCAATCCACTCGCGTTTTTTCATTTTTTTAGCAGTCTTGAAATCAATGATGGCATCCTGTCCTTCGTATACGCCAATAGCATCTGATGTGCCAGCATATAGGCCTTTTGCCAGTAAGGCTACTTCTACGCCCCACAGTTCGTCAATTTTATTTAAGCCATTGTTAATCATCTCGGACGTCATACTTTCTGCTAATACACTTACATGGTTGTTACCAAATGTATTCCATTCCTCGCCAAGGATAAATTTTTCTAATGCGTTATGTACTTTAGTTCCTAAGCCTGCGGCCTCTGTGCTAATGCGTGTTGCTTCAGCATCGCCTACACGTTTACGCCAAGCAATTAATGCCGACTTATCGCCTGTTGCTGATAAAATGGTTGTTACACTTGGAACAGGTTGATTATCATCGCCTGTGTATTGGCGTTGTCCTGACTTTGCTGTAACTCTTTTTAGGGTTGGATATTCGTGTACATCTTTGTTTAATAACATGTGTGTTTGTCTTTTATTAGTTAGTAAAAGTATTTATTGTAACTGGTTTATAATTTGCTTAACTATTGAGTCTTGTAAATCTTTACTGTAAAATCTGTTAGTATTATGGAGTACTGTGCTTAACGTCTGTTTAGACATCGGTTGTTCTTCTAACTGCGGTATTGAGTCACATAAGGTCCTAAACCTTGTGTAAGGTGCTGTAATGCTGTCGTAGGCGCCGAATTGTGTGTATGATTCGAACCCTAACTTGTTTAAATATTCCCATGTGTTAGCCATAGAAAATAATAAAAATGGATGACCATACACAAAAGGTAAGCATGTTTTTTCTGTTATCCAGTTATATCCTTGTATATCTGTTTGGAACAATGTTTCACTTATAATAGAGTATTTTGACCTAGCATACACGTTATTTTTAGGGTATGTGTTCTCAAGTCTAAAGTACTCGTGCGGATATTCTGGTATGAATTTTGTGTCAGCATAATTTTTTAACTCTTCTATGTCACAGAACTCAGAAAGCATATATCGATTTTTATCACGGTATATGTCTTGTAAATATTTGTCAACAAATGCTTGTATGCTGTCGCCTACATCTGATGCTAGATTAACAGACACAAAACTATTGTCCATTAAGTTATTGTCAGTTAGAAATTTTATTAATGCTAATCTGTACTGCCTAGGCCGTCCGGCACAAAGCAAAAACTGTTTATCTTTATCATTATTAAAATTATGTATAATGTGTTCGTCTGAATATATTCGCTGTTTATTATGAAGTGTAGACACACTTAGCATCAGCATTAACACATTAGCAGAAATAATTTTTACATTACTTAGTTTGTTTTGAAAAAATACTTTTGCTGTATTATCTACATTAGCACTTGTCAGAAAATATAATTTATCAAAGTTAATTAGTTGTGTGAGTTCTTTTAAAAAACCTGGAACAATATGTTCTTGATTATTGTTTTCGTCAAACACAAAAGAGTCGCATGTTTCGTCCAGTATAATTTTTCCCTTATACTCACTTAGTAACGATAACTGGTCTTTGGTAAAAAATAAAAACCAAGTGTATGGAATTACAAGAGCATCGCAATCCACATCATGCCAGTCATTTATATCATACCATGCTGGTTGTATATGTTTTTGTGCGTATGGTGTTCTTCTTAACCATAGTTCCAAAGATGTTTGCGAAAATACAACATCTTTTTTTGGGTGG